AGGCACATAAACTACCATGAACTTTTTTCAATACCAAGAGACCGTTCCGTATGTGTTTGGGGCGACACGTGATACGATGGTGCAATCCACGATCACGAATATTACCCAACGCGCTAGAATTGTGGAACGGTTGCGACAGCATACTGCCTTAATGCACGATTATGAGATTCGCGAAGGGGATCGCCCGGACACGGTGGCGCACAAAGTGTATGGAGATGTGAAATACACGTGGGTGGTGTTGCTGCTAAACAACATCATGTCGCTGTATGATTGGCCAATGATGAATGAGGAATTTGAACTGTATCTCATTGGGAAGTATGGAAGCGTGTCACTATCGCAGAACCAAGGGACACGCTCAGACGCGGCCTGGAGTGCCGCAAAGTTCTACTATACGACTGAGGGAGACCGCGTCGACGCAACAACCTATGCGGGTCTGGGGGCGCGACAGGGAACGACCAACACGCCTTACACCCAAGAGGTTGAGGACAACGACGCAAAACGGCGAATCAAGGTCGTGCCCGCAGACACCCTCGCTGGTTTGAACACTACGCTGAAGACATTGTATCGTACATAATATGGCAACACCCTTAACTGCACCTCGTCAGGTCAAACTTCGCCGATGTGCGATTTGGTCACCAACGCTGCATTTGCGCGGCGCTGACGCCGAAGCCCAAGAGCATCTTCGGGTACATGGTCAAGATATCTCCGCGAGTGTTGTGTCGCTGGATATCTATGAAAGTATCTTTCAGAACACGATCACCGGGACCGTGCGACTCAAGGAAACACATGGGTATCCCGAATATTTTCCGTTGGTGGGTACAGAATTTCTGTTTATTGAGTTTGTCATTGATTATTTAGGCGAAGAAAATATCTTTCAGCGAGCGTTTCGTATTCGCAAGATTGGTGATCAATCATTTCCAAAAAACGAAGAACGAGAATATACGATTAACTTAGTCACGCCTGAGTTCTTTGAGAGCATGTCCTCACGCATGACCAAGCGGTATACAGAGACGTGCGTGGATGCTGTCAATGACATCATGAAGACGCGGTTACACATCGATGATACACGTATTCATGCGACGGAAAACACATCAGGAACGATTGATGTGCTTATTCCCAACTATACACCACTACAAGCCATCAATTACTTTACAGCAATCTCATTGACAGAAGAAGTACCATATGCCAGCAATTTTCTCTTCTACGAAACATTAGACGGATTTTATTTTAGGAGCATTCGTGGAATTCTACAGGAGTATTCAGCGGGCAATGAAGTCGCGACCTTTCAAGTCAATGCGAATAAATTGACGGGTGCGGCGGCCATCGACGAAGCCCAAGCGTTTAGTAGCATCATTCAAATCCATCAACAGAATACATTAGATGTGCTGACCGATGCTACGAGTGGTGTGCTTCGGAGCCGGATGTTGCATCTGGATTTCTTTGCACGAAAATTCACGGAATCGGATTCGCGATATACTGAAACATTCAAGACGTACAAAGATGACCACTTAGCCGAATATCCCCTGTACCCAGACAATTTCGATCAAAGTATCGACCGAAACACCAAACTATTCACTACACTATCGGACACGAGCAGTACAGAATCGGCGTATCGAAAACAGAATGAAGGAAAAATCCCGCCCAGACGTAGGCACGAATCGGTCGTGCTGCGCAATCGGCAACTGCGCGAAATTCAACATCTTCGTACGACGTTAGAAGTGCCGGGGCAACCCAATCTGCGCGCCGGGACGGTGATTATTCTAAATTATCCTTCAACGAGACTTATTGAAGACGTGAGTCCTAATTTGAGTGCGGCCGCGCACCAGAACCCCACACCATTTCACAGCGGCCGCCATCTGGTGACCAAGGTGCGGCATAATTTGGTTCAAATCTCAACGGGAGTGATGGAGTATCGTATGCACATTGAAGCGACTCGCGATTCATTGGGTTCGCCGCTGATAGGATATGAAGAGAATACGAGTGACGTTGACACGGTAAGATAGGTTATATTATGGCAACAGACACACCCACACATCGACTTGGGCTGGACGGTTTTGTTTGGTTTATTGGCGTCGTTGAAACAGTGGATGACCCCTTGAAAGCTGGACGATGTAAGGTGCGCATCTTCGGGTGGCACGATAAGGATACGGGCACGGCAGCCACCGATGATCTTCCGTGGGCGTATGCGTTGGTACCAGTTACACACGCCGGAATGCACCCTAATTATAAGGAGGGAGATTGGGTGGTTGGATTCTTTTTAGATGCGCATTCTGGGCAACAACCCATCATCTTTGGTGTACTCCCCGCTATTGTTCAACCATAACACATGATTAATCTCAACTTTGGATTTCGTGACCTGCGGACTCTTGGCGAACTTGCTATAGGTGCGGAGCCACCACTGAGTCGGGACGCGGCGCCGGCAGCCCCAAAGTTCGGCCTACCGGGCGCGCTTGGTGCTGTCTCGTCGCTCGCCGGCGGTGCTGCAAAGATGACCAGCGGTGCCTTTGCTGCGGCCAAACTCGGCCTTCAAGCGCGTGAGTCTGCGGTTGCGTTTTCCTCGTCATTGACGGACGCTGCTAAAGGCTTTAATGCGGCCGCGACCGCACTACAAAAAGGACACACCTCGATACAGGATGTGGCGCTTCGTTCTACAGGAACATTCACTTCCGGTGCGTTAACGCAATTTTCTGGTATGCATGCGGGGCCCATTTCGGTGTCAAGTGCGCTCAATTTCTCAAAAAGACTTGCATACCGACAATCACGAATTGCTGCGATGGCAGGACAATTTGCTGCTATCGCGTCGGCTGCGGTCGCGGTCGGTGTCATTATTAATGAGAATCGCAATCGAACTCCTTACCCGCTGGAGGATGATATTGATCGTCCATCGCTTCCGCGGCTGGCGATGGGCGGTGCGGCCGCGCAGCTTGATCTTGTGCTTAGAGACAAGCGGAGTTTGTTGGTATCGGGTGTTGCTGTCGGTTCTGGCGCGCCCAGCTTCTGGGCCCGTCTCCTCACCAGTAAGTTAGCTCCTCTAAAAAGTTATATGACGTTGCCGGGGTACCATAGAGGACTGAACATGGTCTTCGCGGATAAGCAGGGTGGTGCATCGGCTGGAGGTAGCTGGAGCGAACCCGAACCGCCGTATGCTGGCCAGTATCCTTTTAACAATGTTCGCCAGACAGAATCGGGGCACATAGAGGAGTGGGACGATACGCCAGGTGCGGAACGTGTCCATATCTTCCATCGCTCAGGGTCGTTCATTGAGATGCACCCCGACGGAAAAGTGGTATATAAGTCGATGTCCCATGGCTATCAGATTAGCATGGGCGACTATGATGTCAAAGTCATGGGAAATTGTAATTTCTCTGTCGATGGGAATGCGACTATCCATTCGAAGGGTGAAGTGCATCTTCAGGGCGATGAAGGCGTTAATATCCAGACGAAGAAAGATTTTAATGTCTATGCAAAAAATATCAATCTTCGTGCCAAGACAAGAGCGAAGTTAGATGGTAAGTTGATAGATTTGCGTTATGCTAAACTGCCGGGTGTGCCTGTGGCGACGATGAGTGGGCTTGCGGTTCGGTTCATGCCGGCAGAATACGGACGAGACTATCCGCTCGCGGGAAGGCTGACGGCGGATCAACAACAGTTGGGCAAGCAGCAACTCCTCCAAGACATTGATAGCGGCAACACCGCACGTGCAATGAAAGTGTTAGCAGGCCTGGAGGTAGCGAAGGGCGTCCAGTCGCCGCCACCGACCGATTATGCCCAGGAATTGCCTGAGTTTGATCCGTTGAATCCAACGAAGCTGTCGAAACCTCGCGACAATCCGTTGGGCAACCCGCTCATCTATCACGTCACTACACAAGCAGCCCTCGACTATCGTGAAGTGCTGTTCGATACGCCCGAAGAAGTGCAGGATGCTGTACAGTATCAGGCGCATATGGATACACGCAAGGCGCTGAAAGACATCCCCGAAACGGTGGGCCCTGCACTCGGAGGAAATCGTACGACGCCGACATCGGTGCATACCGTTCCCGAGAACTTGCCTCTGGTCGAGTATCTGACGCGGGCGGACTATTACGGGGCGTTCGTAACAACGCCTCCCGGTCCGGTCCCGAAAAATGTCGTACTTGGGGGGACCAGCTTTACGGTGGGAATGTTAGCAGATAGTTATTCGCAACCCGACGTAGCGATATTCGTGGATAAAAAGGAACCACCAATAGATGAATTGGCTGGGTACATCCCAGGCAGCCTCCTCGGCACCACCGGCACCACCGGCACCACCCACGGCGCGCCAGACGGTAGCATACCAAACGAGCGCGCCACCGTATTTGATGTCCATGGTCGCCCATCGCCTCTTGATGGCCAACCTTGGGATTTGGTCGATGAGACTAGCAGTAGCCTACACGGGAGTGGGGCATTTACTAACGCAGTGGTCGAAGCATTGGGACCTGAATGGGGGCATGTTACGAAGCGGGGTGCGCAAAAACAATACGGTGGCCACGCTATCGACGCAATAGCGTATAAGAGTCCCACACCGTTGTATAACGGCAAATTCGTTCAGGTGGTTGACATCATCGGAGGCAGCGGTGCGAGTGGCGCAGCGCCACAGTGGCATCCCACCGACCCGCCGGAAGGTAGTACACCAGATGGTGAACTGGGTGATAACGGGCCTTGGTGGCGACCTTAATCGTAGGAGGAGTCTGGAACAAACCAGAGTGAAGATATAACCAATGGCTTTCACACAACAACCACTCGACGCGCCCCCATATCTTGTCGGACCGGATCAGAAGGCGGTCGTGCTCAACGCGGACATTGTTCGCGATATAACCAACGATTCACATCTCAACCGTTTGATTCAGAGAGCACCCCGTTGGAACCAATATGTCACGAATGAGCGATATGGTGAATCGCTGCTTCTCGGCTTGGTCCGTGAAGAGGTTCGTACGCCGGAGGTGTTGGGCGACGACAATGTCTATGTGGGGTGGAGTGACTATTGGGCGTCTGTTATATCTTTCCGTTCGCAACCACAGTCTCTGTCCAAAGAAGAATTCACAGCTTCGGCAAATAAGGACAGTAGAGGCAACCTCCTCGGCACAGCGGGCTCATTCGGATTTGTGCTTTCCGCAGTCTCCACGGCGATTGCCGCTGGGACCGCTCCGATGGGTGTGGATACAAAATGCATTCCACTATCGAGTCTCGCGAAGAACGGCATTACCCAACAGCTTGGGCTGCTTCAGGACGATATTCTGTACAACCTCTCGCTCTTGTGTAAGAATGTGTTGGAACCCGTTAAGGCGAAATATCCTGGCATTATTATTGTGAGTGGGTTTCGACAGGTGAATACCGGAATCGGGCAGCACGAACGTGGCCAAGCAGCCGATATTACAATTCCGAGTGCGCCAGATACATTGATCTATGAGGTCGCCGATTTTATTGCTAAGACATTGCAGTTCGATCAGGTGATTCTCAACTATAGTTTGCGACGTTCGCCGTGGGTTCATGTATCGTTTTCATCGACGGGGTTGCGTCGTACGGCACTCACACGAGATTTTGATGATACGTTTCACACGGGGCTCTTTCTGATTACCGAGAAAACGGGAGAAGACCGCGCGGCCGCGCTTCGCGAACAGTCGGAGTATCTTGGTAAGATTGATGGGGAACTAACAATTCTAGAGAGTCGGCAGACGGCCTTGAATCCACAGACCGTGATTGGTGATGCGACGGCGCCCGGCATGGGGAGTGCTAAGGAAGATGGTGTTGCCCACGGTGGAGATTGTGGCGAGCCAGATGGCACCGTACCAAATATGTTGGGCACCGTCCTAGAGGTCTATGGGGATGGAAGTGAGTGGGTTATTACTACTCACGAGGGGGGTGGTGATTTTACCAACGCAGTGGTCAACGCATTGCCTGGCGAATGGGGGCATGTTTCGAAGAAACCCGGGCAAACACAACACAACAGACACGCTGTCGACGCGATAGCATATAAAAGCTCCACACCGTTATATAATGGCAAATTTGTTCAGGTGATTGACATCATCGGGTCTGTTGGGGACCCCAACGCGGCGCCTCAGTGGCTTCCTGTGTGCGCGCCGGAGGCTAATACGCCGGACGGTGACATTGGACCGAGCGGGCCTTGGAAGCGTTAATCTTACACACTAAATACTAGTGACATATGCCTGAGATACCAACCACTTTCACTAAGACGCGGCCATATAAGGATGTCTCACTGACATTTGCGCGGAACGTGGTGACATCTGATGTGGTGGCCGTGACCGATGCGGCCGCGGTGAAACGTTCGTTAAAACTGCTGATCTTGTCACGTGCGGGAGAAACGCCGTTCTTTCCCGATTTTGGTTCGCGCATTCACACGTTGTTATTCGAACCTATCGATCCGATTTCGACGGTAATGTTACAAGATGAGATACACGCCACAATTACTGCGTATGAGCCGCGTGTGAGGATTCGTCACCTCACGGCGACGCCAACGAACGATGAACAGGGGTACGATATTGAATGCTTTTTCCATATTGTTAATCAAGTGGCACCAGTGACACTCACACTCTATCTCAGTAGATTAAGATAAGCCATGCCCACTACACCAGCACAACTGCCGATCACGGAATTGGACTACGATCAGATTTTGAGTAATCTGGTCGACTTCATGAAGGATGATCCGGCCTTTTCGGATTATGACTTCACAGGGAGCGGCTTGCGTCTGCTGTCACGTGTGCTGGCGTATGTGACGTTCTACAATAACTATTATGTGACCGCAGCGGTAAATGAGTCGTTTCTGGACACCGCACAACTCCGGTCGTCAATTGTCTCTCACGCCAAGATGTTGGGATACAATGCGCACGGCACACAGAGTGCGGAGATTACCACAAACGTAACGGCGGTCATGACCAGTTCTTCAGCAACGTCCGTCACGTTGCCCAAGAACACAAAGTTCGAACTGGCTAACGATACGTCGTATCTGTTCTATACGACAGATGATACGACACTAATCCAGAATACCACCACAGCAAACAACTATGAGGCGT